GACAGCTTACCCCTAAGTATATATATATATATATATATATAAAGATAGAGGCTATACACTGGTATCAGATAGTAGCTGTACACTGGTATCAGATAGTAGCTGTACACTGGTATAATTGCTACTACCTGATAGAACCCCCTTAAGGGGGTTCTAGTTATACACTATTATGCATTATTACAACACCTAGTAATTACTCTACTATCCATAGTAGCCTTAGGCTACTATCTGATAGCTATCTTACTCTGCTGTCTGATAGCTACCTTATGCTGCTATCTGATAGCAGCCTTATGCCGCGGCCTTATAGTATAATATACTACAGCAAACAGGAACAAGAGATGGAAGCAACTGATTCAGCTAACCCCAGCTTTCTTCGAGCCTGCGATATCTGCCACAACAACTTCGTTGGACCCTCCAAGACCTGCTCCTCCTGCAACCACGCTATCCGGGTCCACGCTGCCAAAGGCTTCGATGCCCTGGAATCCTATCTCTCCAAGCAGACGGCCTTTCAAACCTACCTCTCCCAGAAAGAAGATACCGCAGACACCGATAGCGACCCTACACCTTAGAGAGCCATGCCTTCTTACAAATCCAGAGAGACTGACATCCCCTCTCCTGAGAACCAGCTCTCTCTCATCGAGCCCTTTTCCCACAAGATCGGCTGGTTCCTCAGCAAGGACTACTCCCCTCACTTCTGGCAAACCCTTTTCCACACCCTGGCCAACCCTACCACCACCGCCCTCTGCCGTATTCGCCACCTGGTGGCCGGACGACGTGGTGGTAAGACCCTCTCCGCTGCCTGGGATATCGTCTACTACCTCTGCAACCCTGACCAGTTCTTCATAGACGCCCATCGCCGCGATCCCACCTCCCCTGACTACAAACCCCGCCCGCTGGTCGTCTGGGTCCTCACCAAAGATTACCCCTCCGGCCTCCCGGCCCTCATGACCTTCCGTGAGGTCCTCCTTGCAGCCGGGCTGGAGAACAACAAGCACTACAAAGAGAACCGGGCTAACCGCTGGTTCGAGTTCAACGACGGCTCCTGGGTCTTCTTCAAGACCGCCGATGACCCCGATTCTCTCCGTGGTGCCGGTCTCGATATCCTCTGGATTGACGAAGCCGCCTTCATTCCCACCGATGACGCCTGGAACGTTGTCCGCCCAGCCCTCTCCGAAAAGGAAGGCATCGTCATCACCACTACCACCCCTGCCGACCGCAACTGGTTCCACGAACTCTTCTGGTCCAAGGAAGCCGTTGCCGATCCCCGCCAGGGGCGGGTGGAATACTGGTCTATCGACAACCCCTACTTCCCCGTAGACGAGTGGAAGTACGCCCAGCAGACCATGCATCCCCTCCTCTTTGCCCGTGAGTTCTGCGCCTCCTTCGACGCCATGGCAGGGATCGAGTTGTCAGGGGACTGGCTCCACTACTACGCCGACACCGCTGACGACAAAAACAACGTCATCACCATCCCCCGCGACAAAGACAACCGACCCGTAAAGCTGGACTACTACATCGGGGTGGACCCCGCCATCTCCCTCAAAGACACCGCCGACAAGTTTGCCATGGCTTGCATCGGGGTGGCCAAGGACACCGGTCAAGTATTCCTCATCGACACCTTCGCCTCCCGCGTACCCTTCAGCGAGCAGCTCGATCTCATCGCAGAGTGGCATCACCGCTTCCATCCCCACCTCATCGGCATCGAGAGCATTGCCTACCAGGCAGCCCTGGCCCAGCAGGCGGTACGCCTACCCAACCTACCTCCGATCCTCCCCATCTTCTCCCGCGGCAAGAAAAGCGAGCGCATTCTCAGCATGGCTCCCCTCTTCCGTATCGGCAAAGTTCGCATCCGCCGAGACCACCGGGACTTCATAGACGAGTGGGTCAACTACGACACAGCCCCGAAGAACCCCAGAGACGATCTCCTGGATGCCGTAGAGATAGCCCTGAAGGCCGCAGGAGCCCTTCTCCCGGCCTCCGAGGACACCCCCCTTATGATTCCCTATGGTTTTTCGCAAAACGGCTCTCAGAGCCTTGACGAGCTTGCTTGGTCATCTTTCTCCGACCGGCAATCCAAAGAACCCTTCGATCCCGAACTTGGGACCGTTTGGTGAAAGGAGTTCAATCCATCGTGTTTTTTCACACCGGTAAGCCCAAGATCGATCCTGGTATCTGCTTCATCTGTGAGCTGGCACCCACCAGAGGCTACGTCGACACCCTCAAGGACTTCGATCCGGCATTCTTCCACTTCCTCAACGGCCGTAAGTTTGTCTGTCGGGAGTGTATCGATACCATGGCCAAGCTGCTGGACTACGCCGAAGCAGCCCCCCTCAAGGCAGAGATCAGCCGTCTTCAGGAGGAGCTTGAGAAGGCGGTCAGCATCAAGGACCACGTCATCAAGCTCGAATCCGCCCTTCAGTACATGAAGCCTGCCGCTACCCCCGCACCCAAGGAAGCCGATAATGACGACTGAAGAAGCTCTGGTTTCCGTCATCAAGGCGCTTCTCAAGGCCAACAACAAGCTTACAATGGAGCTAATCGCCCGTGATACCAAAGACTCTTGCGCTTGCGCCCTACCCCAGGTATCTACCGGTGTCGAGACTTCGCCCGTCGTCGTTCAACAGAAGAAGTACATCGGGGAGGACGAAGAGGATGCTAACTTCCTCTTCAACACCGGTCAAATCTCGAAGCCAGAACTGGAAGAGCTACTCAAAGAAGCCGGGTTCTTCAACTCGGAGATCACTGTTCCCCAGCCCTAGTCGAAAGGAGGTGCCGTGGCCGACTCCACTGCCGTAAAGCCGATCAGTCAGCTAAAGTCTGTTGACGATCTTTGCGCCAAGCTGGAAGAAGTTCGCAAGTTCAGGCAGCCGTTGGAGCGCCAGTGGCGTCTCAATTTGGCTTTCTACAAGGGTAAGCAGTACGCCTTCTACCCCCCTAACTCCAACCGCCTGGAATATCTTGCAACCGAGGAGGGGCGTAAACCCCGGCACCGCGTCAGGCTGGTCAGCAACCAGATCATGCCCGGTACCGCTACCCTGCTGGCGCAGCTCACCAAGACCAAGCCGCAGATGTTTGCCACCCCAGGCAGCGGTTCCGAGAACGAAGTACGTGCTGCCCAGATGGCGCAGTCCCTGCTGGAGCACTGGTGGATCGATCTCAACCTCGATGAGAAGCTGGACGAAGCCCTGCTCTGGAGCATCATTGCATCCGCCGGGTATTGGCGCATTCGCTGGGACGATTACGCTTCCAAGCAGATGCGGTTCACAATCGGTCCTGACGGCCGTCCTATCGTTGACGAAGCCCTCAAGCAGGAGTTCATCAGCCAGTTGCGGGCTGTCGGCATGGAGCCGCAGGAGCAGGTCGTCTACATGGGTGATGTCGCCGTCGACGTCCTCTCCCCCTTCGATGTCTATCTCGACCACTCTGCCAAAGTCATCGAAGACTGCAAGTTCGTTATCTGCCGCCACTCCCTTGACCCAGACGAGATCAAGACCCGTTGGGGTGTTTCCGTTGAACCCGACGCCGTTCCCTCCGAGCCTGACATAACCCTCCCCTTCGGCAATAGCCAGGAGGCCGTCAATCGCACGGTCAGGAATGTCTTTGTCGGCTACTTCAAGCCGACGGCTTCCCTTCCCAACGGCAGATATGTCGTCTGGACGGAAGGCAATGACCGCAAGATCCTCGAAGATACCAAGTGGAATCTCCCCATTAACCAGCTTCCCATCGTCAAGTTTGCTGGTATGCGGGTTCCAGGATCGGTCTACGACGATGCGGTGGTTACCCACGCAGTACCGTTGCAGAAAGAGCTTAACCGCACCATTTCGCAGATTGTCGAATACAAGAACATGACCATCAATCCGGTCATGACGGCTCCCATTGGATCGCTACGTACACAGAGGACGACCGAGCCGGGACAGGTGCTGGAGTACCAGCCCATCTCCGTCGGCGGCGGCATGGCTAAGCCTGAGTTCGAGAATCTCCCCACCCTCCCGCCGTACGTCTTTGAGCACCTTCGAGACGTGCAGAACCGTCTTAGTGACGTCTTCCTGTCGGCGGAAGTCATCAACGGCAAGGTTCCACCGAACGTGGAGGCTGGGGTCGCCATCGATCTGCTTCAGGAAATGGCAACCGACAAGCTGGCTCCTATCATCAAGCTCATCGAAGGCAGCATCGCCAAGGCCGGTCAGCTCATGCTGGTGCTTGCGCAGAAGTACTACGTCGACCCCAGGCTGCTCAAGATCCGTGGCTCGGGCGGCGGGGTGCAGGTACGCAAGTTCAAGCAAGCTGACATTGCTGGTAACATCTCGGTTCACGCCGAAGTCGGCAGCGGTCTTCCTCGCACTAGGGCAGGGCGCCAGGCCCGCATCGAGCGCTTCATCGAGCTTGGTATCATTAACCCATCCGACGCCTACAAGTACATTGACCTTGCTGACCTCCGTGGTTTGCAGGCCCAGATGGCAGCCGACGAGAGCCTTGCCTACCGCAACATCGACAAGCTGCTGGCCGGGTATCCGATCAACCCGGAGGCGGCTGAGCAGGCTCTGCAAGCGATCAACATGGGCATCAACCCGATGACCCAGGAGCCGATCAGCGATCCCGCCGAGATCGAAGTTATCCTCATGAATGCGGCTTTGACACCGCAGCCGGGGATCGACCACCAGGCACACATCAGTATCACCGGTCTGTTCATGAAGGGGGTGGAGTTCGAAGCCCTTAGTCCGGATGTACGCAAGGCTTTCTTCACTTACTACGACAACCTTCAGCAGGCCGTCAACGCCAACGCTCCGACCCCCAGGCCGGAAGCACCGCGTGTCAACCTCCAGATCAAGAGCACCGCTGGGCCCAGCACGCAGGCGAAAATTCTCCAGCAGGCCGGTGTCCCTGTTACGCAGGAAGACACTACCGAGCCGCCGCTTGAGACATGGGTTTCCGACTCCGTCGACAAGCCCGATACTGATGCTACAGGTCCTGGGCAAGAGGCTAATCAGTTGTCTGAGGCAGCTATGGCTGCTCTTCAGGTGCAGATTGCCGACGCTCAGGCCAAGCAGCAGGCGGTCATCAAGCAGCAGCAGCATGACCTGGATCAGACTGCTCGCAGCAGAAGCGAGGAAAGGGCTGACGAACTGCACTCCCAGCAGTTGAGAAAGCTGTCGGCGGAAGCCGACCTCGTTGAACGAAGAGCAGGAGAAACAGGCAATGGCGAAGCGTAACTACTCTGATACCGACCGAAAGCAGACGGCTGCGCTTTACCTTTCGTTCAATAAAAACGTCTATCAAACCTCGAAGAAGACCGGTGTCCCGGCATCCACTATCCGGGCCTGGGCCAGAGGATGGGAGGCGGGGGGCTTTCCGGACATCGTGCCGGAGCCTCCCACCCCCGCCGAGAATTTCATCGATAAAGCCGAAGAGGTAAGATGGCGAATGATATCCGAGCTGGAGCGTAAGACGCACAAGGCAACCCCACGCGATCTCATCACCGGCATCGGCGTCCTCACGGACAAAATCAACGTAGCACGCGGCCTCGCCACCTCCAGGACCGAAGTCGTCAAGGCTGAGATTCCGACCGCCAAGGAAATCGCCAAGCAACTAATGGAGTTTGCGAAGAAGTCTACTGCGTTAGCGGCCCAGCGGGCCGAGGTAATCGAAGATGCTCAGTGGGAGGAGGTCCCCGTCCCTGAAATCCCAGAAAGGGTATAGATGATATAAATGGCTGTGACCACATACACAAACCCATCAACCAGGGGTATCAACACCCTGTCGTTTGACCAGGCGGCGGCTGGGACGGACACTCTCATTGCAGCCCCCGGAGCGGACAATCGTATTGTCATCTGCGGTGTTTTCGTCAGCCTTAGTTCAACGGGCGTAGTCGAATTCAGAAACGGGTCAACCGACCGGTTGCTGGGTCAGTGGGATATGTCTGGTAACTCTGCCGTCGGATTCAACGGGACGATGGTGGATCCCGTCGTTGAACTATCCGACAATCAGCCGTTGGTTATCGTCACGTCCGGTGGAGCAGCCTCCGGTTTCATCAAATACTTTACTACCTCTTCGACATAAGGAGCCAGCATGGCAGTTACAACCAACTGGTATGGGAATGCTTTCAAGAACTATCTCAGCGGCGTTGCCAACTCTTCGTGGGACTGGGACACCGATACGATCAAGATCTCCCTCCATACCGCTACTTACGCACCAAACCTCGATACACACGACTTCTACGACGACGTCACCAACGAGGTCTCGTCTGCGGGCTACACCGCCGGTGGGGCTACCCTAGCCAACAAGACCGTCACCGTCGACACCGGCAACAACCAGGTCGAGTTCGATGCAGACGACGTAAGCTGGACAGGGGTTTCGTTTACCACCAGGTACGCGGTTGTCTACAAGTCCACAGGTACCGCTTCGACGTCACCTCTCATTGCCGTCATCGACTTCGGTGCCGACCAGACCGTGTCGGGCGTCAACTTCAGTATCATCTTCTCGTCTGACGGCGTCATCCGGGCCACCTACTAATGGCTACCGGGGCAATTGTGCTGCCCCCTTCGGCGGCTATTCTGCCGGACGGGGCCGCATCCAACCTCCCCCCGGCCGTTCAGCGTATCAAGGGATCAGGGACGCCCCCTGTCTACTACTATCAGTTGGCGTTCGATGCTTCCCAGGAGGAGTGGGCGGTATGGCAGTTCCGTATGCCAGCCGATTATGCCTCTGCACCGGTTGCCAAGATCCAGTACAAGATGACGTCCGCTACCTCAGGCAACGTCGTTTGGACTGTTCGTATCGCGGCAATCACTCCAGGAGACGCAGTCTCTGTGTCTGCCAAAACGTTCGCCACGGCCGACAGTGTCACAGACGCTGTACCGGGGACAGTGGGGTATCTCGATGAAGCCTCGCTGACAATGACGAACACGGACTCGGTAGCAGCGGGTGATCTTGTATTGGTTCGTCTTGCGCGTGACGGAGCCAATGCAAGCGATACGGCAACCGGAGACGCCGAGTGCGTCGGGATCACACTACAGTATACAACGACCTAGCAGGAGGGCTGAAGGGTGGCAGTTCCGACTGTTAGAGCAGTAGGTTCCATTGCTTCCGGTACTGGAGCAATTACACCTGGTTTGCCTACAGGTACCGTCGCCGGAGATCTTCTCATCATGGCGGTTGAGACTCAGTACGACCAAACACCGACGGTGTCCGGTTGGACCGAGCTTCTCAACTCTCAGAATTCAGGTACGGACTCCACCCGCCTGACTCTGTTTTGGAAGATCGCTGTCGGGTCCGATGCAAGAACGACCAACGATCCCGGTGATCACATTATCGGTCGTATCATCGCAATCACCACAGGAACGTTCGATGCCGACGATCCGTTCGCAGCAGCGACGACGTACAATGGGACGACAAAGCAGACACCAGGGTTGACCATCGATGAACCCGATTGTCTCATCTTCGGAGCTATCACCCACGGCGTCGACTTTGCAAGCGCCAGCACTGCTGTCTTCTCTTCGTGGACAAACGCATCTTTGACTTCCATCACGGAGCGGATGGACAACGGCCGCATTGACGGTAACGGAGGTGCTCTAGGAGCCTTCACCGGGGCCAGGGCAGCGGTAGGGACGATCAATGCCACCACAGTCACCACCTCGACAGGTACCAACTTCGCTTCCGCCACCGTCGCCATCAGGCAGCCAGCCAACAGTACCAGCATTGCAGGCAGTACGGGAACCGGCCGCTACTTCAACGGGGTGAGCAACCGTATCACCTTCACCGGCGGTAGTCCCGTCCTCAGTAATACGGCCGACATCTCGATGGCGGCTATCTTCAAGCCGTCGCTGCAAAGCATCGGTTATACAAGTTACCCAGTCATATCCATCGGGGCTACCAGCTCCTATGATTACCAATTCGGGCCGAACTCCACAGGGGTTTTCTGTTACAGCGGGGCCGCAACGGTAACCATAGCAGCTACGCTGACAGCGAGAAACTGGTATTTCATGGCGGTGACTAAGGTCAACGGTATATCTACACCCGTTTGTTGGCTGTACGATATAACGAACAGATCATGGTTGCTGTCTGGAACCAACTTCAGTTCAACTCTGGCTCATCCTGGTTCTACGCAGGATTGGTACTACATCTCCCCCAACAACCGGTTTGCCGGTACGGTGGCGATGGTTGGTACCTGGAAGCGAAAGCTTACCCAGAATGAGATCGAGGCGATGCCCTTCGATATGTCGCAGTGGTATACCCAAGACGTATCCAGCATCATCAATCTTCTCGGTAGTCCGTCGACGGCGTACTGGCGAGATGAGATCGATCACGCTCGCTATTCCAGCGAACCGTACGCTACTACCGTCGCCAACTCCTCCCTCCCCGGCATCACGCTTGGTGCTCCGATCTATCAGTCGAAGACCCCAGCCGCCGGGGATGTCAGCATCGCCCACGTTGTCGGCACGCTCGCATTGAGTGCGAACACGAACAGCGTCGTTGAGCAAGCTGTACCTACCATTGGTACCTTGGCTTTGTCAGCCAATACCAACTCCCCGACGGCTCAACCCAACCCAACCGTAGGAACGCTGGTGCTGTCGGCTTCGTCTCAGCAGTTGAGCGCGACTATTCCACAGTCGGTCGGTTCCCTTACGTTGTCGTCCGGAACCAACGAAGCCAGATCTGCCGCAACACCCACGGTGGGTGACCTGTCTCTGGGAGCGGGGTCCCATAGTCTGACTGCAACGCTACAGCAGGGGGTTGGTAGTCTCAGCCTCAATGCCGGGAGTAATGCAGCCGCGCTTGGTATTCCCGAAACGGTAGGTTCTATCTCCCTTGGGGCTAGTGAGCACACTGTCGTCAACGGCGGTACCGGAATAACCCAGGATGGTCCTGGTACTCTGGTGCTTTCCGCCGGTACCAACAACGTAACAGCCGTTGTTACACCTTCAAACGGACTCATTGCGTTGGTTGCTTCAGGCAACGCTGCTGCCGCGGTAGCCGCTCCGACAGTGGGTAGTATTGGCCTCGCCGCGTCAACACATTCGTTGGCATCACGCCTCATCCACAGCATCGGTACTCTTGGTCTGACATCTTCCACCCATACCGGCCGTACATCGGCTGAGCCGACGGTCGGCAACATTAGCTTGGGAGCAGAAAGTCCGGCCCTTCGTACCGTGTTGGCGGCGTCCTCTGTACCACCGTTGTCGTTGAACAGCGGTGCCAGTGGTGCCGTTATCAATACCGCTCCCGCAATCGGGACACTGGGCTTGTCGTCTAACACTATTGATCTGTCGGTGGTTGTCAACCCGACGGTTGGAACCTTGGTGCTGTCGGCTTCCCAACATTTCCCTGTCATTGATGGGGGCGGTGGTCCTACCATCTCTGCCGTTCAGGATAGTTGGCAAATGCTGCTGTCCGAGACCCCTGGGAATAACCCATAAGGGATTCCTACAAGGAGAAACACAACATGGAGTTTGACAATCAGGCGATTACCGAAGCATTCGAGACGGCTTTCAACCAGAACGAACCAGCAGAGTCTTCGCCTTCTCAGGTCGAGCCGGGAACAACCTCCACGTCGGAGGCTTCCTTTACCAACATCGACCCAAACAAGCTGGATCCCCAGCTTCAGGAGGTTTACAAGAGCCTTCAGGCCGACTACACTCGCAAGATGCAGGCGGCTGCTCCTTATCGTAAGATCGGTGAGGAGTTCGGCTTCGACCCTGACAGCATGCGTGAGGCGGCACAGTTCGTGTCTGCTCTTCGGGATCCAAGCAACCTCGTATCTTTCCATCAGGAGTTGTCGGAGTATCTTCAGAGCCAGGGGCTGACCAAGGCACAGGCCGATCAGGTCGCCACTCAGGCCCAGCAGGAGGATAATTCGACGCTGGAAAGCTGGGAGGTTGATCCACAGACGGAGGCACTTCGCAAGGAACTTGACGAACTGAAGAACTGGAAGAACTCTTTCGAGGAACAGCAGCAGCTTTCCAACATCGAGAGCGTGCTGGCTCGACAGGAGGCCCAGATCCGTCACGACAATCCCAACTACGGGGACGACGACATCAACGAGATCTATCTTCTCAGCTACGCCTTTGGAGGGGATCTCGGCAATGCTCAGTCGGCCTATGAGGCCATCCGCAGCAGGACCATCGAGTCGTATATCAACGACAAGAGTGGGGTGCCGTCACCTCCCCCCGGAAGTACCGGGTACGCTCAAGTTCCTGAGACGTTCAAGACCCTCGATGAGGCTCATAAGTACGCTCTCAAGTACGCCGCTGCTCAGCTGAATCAGTAGCCCGTCTGTGGTTGTTTCCGGTAAAAGACCACAGAAGGAACAAGCGATCTAATGTCTGCACTTACTACAACCATCGACAACGTTCTGAAGAACCACTACATTCCGCCCGTTGTCGAGCAGCTTAACAACGAGAACGAGCTTCTCTCTCGCATCGAGTCTTTTGATAGCAAGCTGCTTGTCGGTTCCAAGATCGTCCTCCCGCTGCACAGCGGTCGCTCTGCGGGTATTGGCTCCAGGGCTGAGGCGGCTGCGCTGCCTACGGCAGGCTATCAGAAGTACAACAAGGCTGAGTACACGCTCACCCATCACTACGGCCGCATCAAGGTGTCGGGTGTCTCGATGGCTGTCTCGAAGAGTAACCTCGGTGCGTTCCTCGAGGTGCTCAAGGGCGAAATGGAGGGTATCAAGAACGACCTCGGTAAGGACATTGCACGTCAGGTGTGGGGTCCCTCCGACGGTAACTCCGGTGGTAACGGCCGCATCGTTCAGTGCGGTACGACTACGGCCTCCAACGTCATCGTGCTGGGTTCTGCCGAGCCGCTGCGCAAGGGCCACCTCTACGTTGGCATGAAGGTTGACATCGGGACCTCTGCGTCCCCGACCTCCCTCATCAACGGCGAGGCGATCACCGCCATCAACGTCTCCACCCCGTCCATTACCGTCACCACTGCGGTGACCACGTCGTCTTCGCACTACGTGTGCCGCGCGGGTAACGCCGGTAATGAGCTTACGTCGCTTCAGGACATTGTGTCCACGGCGGCTAACACGGTCGGCGGCATCAACGCTTCGACCGAGGCGTGGTGGGACAACCAGCGGTCCAACCTGGCAGGTTCGCTGACTCTCGACTCCATGCAGCAGCTTTGGAACACCCTCAGGCTCCAGCGTGAGGGTACCCCGGATCTTCTGCTTACGACGCCGGGTCTCCAGCGGATCTACTTCAACCTGCTCCAGTCGCAGGTGCGGTATCTCGAGCCGATGCGCATCAAGGGCGGTTATGAGAAGGAGTATCTCGCCTTCAACAACAAGCCGCTTGTCGATGACGTCGACGCCAAGTTCGGGCGTATCTACTTCCTTAACACGAAGTCGATGAAGAAGCTCGTCAACGAGGACTGGCACTGGCTGGACGAGGACGGCACCGTTCTCAAGTGGGTCACCGACTACGATTCGTGGGAGGCCGCGATGGTCTGCCGCTTCAACCTCGGTGCGCAGTCCCGCAACAACAACGGTGTTCTCTACAACATCACCAACGACACGACCGGCGTCTAATCCGGTTAACGGGAGGGGGGCTTTGCCCCCCTCCCCCCATCTAAGGAGGTCACTCATTGGGTTTGCTAGTGTATAAAGCAGGTCGAGGAATGGTAGACTCAGGTATGCTGGCTGTTGACAAGGCCGTCTCCGAGTACGACGAGCGGCTCTATTTCGAACACAACCCGGAGACTAACCAGTGGTGTATCTTTCTCAAGACTATTCCTAGCGAGCCAGACCTCCCCCTTCTCGGCTGGGATGAGATCCCTAACGTCGATGTGGCGCTCCGTCGTCTCTACAATGCAGACTCCCTTCGACACGGCGAGAAGATATTGAACGACATGAAGCGTCACAACAAAGCCATCGACAAGAAGTACGCCGACAAAACATCTGACGGGGCAGGGCAGGTAGCCGAAGTGCTGGAAGTGATGCACCGCAAGCAGGGAACCCACCCCGTTTCAAGAATCTTCGTTCCGTAAGGAGTCTAATGTGTTTAGGGACAACCCCCGTACAGCCGATGAGAGGCGCAAGAAGCTGTCTCAGTTCCTTGCTGCGCAGGCGACTGGAAAGGCTCAGGCTGCTAGGAGACTTGGCTCTCTTGGTCTGCGTGGTTTTGGTATGTGGTCCTCTCCTTCTGGATCCCTAGGTGGAGGCAGTAAGCAGAGAATGTCTCGCCTGTTTGGGACCACGCCCAGCATCTTCCAGTTGATGCAGGCTGACGACCCCGGTTACCAGGGTGAGCCGTTGGGTACCGTTTCGGAGCCCTACAACGTTCCGCTTGAGCCTGGTGACTACCAGCCGTGGACCACTACTCAGGGTCCGGCATCGGCACCCCAGTATCTTGCCTCCCCTGAGGGGCAGGCAGAGCTTGAGCCGTGGACGCTTGGTCAGGCATATCAGTCAGGATATAACCCAAACGGCGGACAACCTGACATCCTTGGTAATCTGACTGCATTCGTGGATCCTGATACCGGCATCGTAAAGTATCGACCAAGGGCGTAACCAATGGATATGACTGAGATTGTCGC